CTGAAACGATTTCATCTATGGCAGACTGAATCGCCAGAGACTGATCAGGTTCAGATGTGTTTGGAGATAGAACAGTAATGCGTGCAAGTAATGACGTACTATTGTATCCCATACGAACGTCCCATGCATACCAAGAGTCGTACTCTTCGAAAGGATCGAAAGGATTGTCAACTGTAGTTAACATTGCTTCGTCAGTCATCTTAATCCTTTCATCCGTTCGTTGCACGATCTAATGTTGATAGTGATACACCTAGTTGTTGTGCTACTTCTGACCTTGTGTATCCAGACTCAAGCATTGACATTGCCCTAGATGTTGCGGTGGGGGTCATCTTTGTGTCTGTACGTGGGGTTGCATACTCACGTATCTGATCAACATTTGTGTTTGTTAAGATCTCCTTTAACATTGCATTGCTAATCGCGCCTGATTGAATAGCATCCCACTCTTTAGGAGTGATCACAACTTGTCGTTCTTTCTTATTCGCACCTGTACGAATCCTTGCTTCTTCAAGTGCTTGATAAGAGATCTTCTTAAGTTGTTCCCTAGACAGTGTTGGATTGTCTGCCTTCCGGGCACGAATGTTTGCGTTAGCAATAATTAATGCTTGCCTTTCATAAGGACGATTGGTATAAGCAACCTTTAACTTTTCCTTAAGTGAGGCAACCTCTGGTGCGTACGTCTTCGCTGCCGAAGGAGAACGCTGTAGAGATGGAGTTCTTGCGGCATCTAACCTTGCTTGATTGGCTAGTGCTTTCAACCTATTCGAGTGGTCTGCATAGATTGTTTCAATCTTAGTACCAGATGATAGTGTGTGCGCATCGTTTGTTTCTGCCAACTTCTTAGACTTGATTTGCTTTGGTGTTCCACCAGTCTTAAGTTTATTAGTTGGTTCCCAAACCTTACGCCCTTGACTATCAATAGGACCACCTTGAGATGCGCGCCTTAATTTTCTATCATTAACATACTGAGCAGAGGTTGCTCTGGAAATTAAAGTATCTGCACCAGACGATGCTCCTCGCTGATACTCTTCCTTTAATTTCTTAATGCCATTCGCCTCTGCCGATGCTTTGAAGTCAAGACTATGCTTCTGTGAATCGATGATAACCATTGAGTGTCTTACTGCAGGAGCAATGTCTGAGTGTGGTGCACCCTTGATTGTCATGTCAGTAATTAAGTTAGAGATGTTTCCCATCTCTTGTTGCATCCTTGCACCGTTAGGTAACTTACCACCATAGTCTACAGAGTTTGTACTACTGTTCCAAGTACCACCATCAATTGTTTTCATTCCATGGTAGGGCGGATACGCATGCTTGGGATCGAATGTCTTCAATCCTTCTAATGCAGGAGTAGTCTTAATCTGCTTTGAATCATTCGGGATAACAAGAACTGTATCACCATCAAAGTCAGCACCAGACAAACGTTCAGCAACAGTGTGGTGGATACCAACTACTGCGCTTGCGTTTGTTCCAAGAAGTTTCTTTCCTTCTGCTTGTTTGTTGTTAACAGTTAACTCAGGAATCTCAAATGTTCCACCATGTGGATAACGAACAAGAACTACACGTGTGCCATTCTTATAGTTAGGTGCATAGATTTCAGTTGGTTTGATTGAATCTAAAGGTAGAATTGCATGCCAGTTCTGACCAGGTAATGCCGCCGCATCAAGGTGAACAGCAGAAGAATCTGTGCTATCAGCAAACGATTCCAACAACTTCTTTTTAATTGTAGGGTTAGTGAGTGAGTTAAGTTGTTTAAGTTCACTCGCCTTACGTTCATAATTGGTATCTAATTGCTTTTGTGCAAGCGCAGGATTCTGCTTAGAAAGGAACTGTGCTGAAAGACTCTTAGACCAAGTCGCCCAGTTTCCTTCTTCATTCACAATGTTAAGCGCCGACGTTACTTTTTCTTTAGATGTGCCAGGGTTCTTAAGTATCTGGCGCCTAATGGTTGTACCGAAAGGCATTTGTGGATCATCAGTAAGTTTCTTAAGGGCGTCAGTCTTGTTGCCTGTGTTAGACTTATTGACGTTGTATACAAGATCAACTCCTTCTGGAAGACCTTCTTTATACATTGCCATACCTTTAAGGTAATGCCCGTTTCCTGCCTGAACACGAACCTGCGCATAGTTTGCACCACCAAGAGATAGGTCTTCAACGCCTGGACGAACATATATGACGCCGTCTGCAGTTGCTCCACCATCTTCTTTGTAACGTACCTGTATGCGCTTTAGAGCCACTTTAATTGGAGGATGGACCTTACTATACGTCCTACCACCATCTGTGCTGTATTCAGTAATTTGCTGAATCTTGTCTTTATTCATGAAAAGTTCGTGTTGGGTAACGCCAGGAGGAACTAAAACCTTGAATTTGGTGTCTAACCCAGTACCTGGTTGACGCTCATTGACTGAATGAGTTGTATAACCTTCTTCTTTAAGCATGGCCACAGCGGTTGCCAACTTTTCTTTACTGATTCCAAGTTGAGTTTCCACACCAGTACCAACATCCACGTACTTCTTTTCAAGAACTGCGCTTCTAAGAAGGTTTGTAGTCTGCTTAAGAATATCGCTTTTATCACGAGCGCCAGGCGCAAGATAGTTTCTAACAGTTGATTCAGGAAGATTAAGACGACGACCAATCTCAGATGCGCCCATACCTTTTGTACGCAAACGTTCTGCTTGGTCGATCATTGACTGCTTTTGTTGAGTCTTAGCAATACTTTTTGCAGCACGATATTCGGTAGTTGTGATACCAACACCCTTACATATCTCTGCTTCTGTAAGACCCTTTTTCTTCATTCCTTCAAAGTAATCTAGAAACGCTTTATTACGAACGTTCTCTGTTCCGCCAGAACCCCAAGGGTACCTGCCAGATCGGCGAAGGATACCATAATGCGCAAGATAATTATCTTCAGTTACTAACATTACTGCGCCTCCTTTATTGCCTCGATTTGATTGTCAAAATCAACGATGAGTTCCATGATGTTTAAAATAACATTAGGATCTGGCTCAAAGACTCTAATTTCATCTCTTTGATAAATACGTAGTTCCATTTCAATACTAAAAGGATCGATTGAATATTCTAAGCAAAACAAAGCAGCATAAATTTCAAGTTGCTTTTCAGACGTTGCAGTTACTCCAGTTTTTAAATCATGAATACGAAGTTTGTTTCGCCTAAATGAAATTGAATCTGCAGTTCCAAAACAATTTGAAGAATAAAACAACATCTGTTCACAAGTCATCTTATAACCAATTGCATCATTTACATAAGTTGATAATGCTTGGTTGGTTTTAGATAACTTAACGCCAAGTCTAACTGCTTCGTGTGCAAGTTCGTGTAAGTCAGTTCCACGACGTGCGGCAGTTACTGAATGAAAACGTGCTTCTAGTTTTTCGTCGGTGTAGTTTAACCACGAATAGTTACTAGGACTAAGAAGCGCGTGTTTACCTTCTAATTCCGAGTGCTTGTTGAAGTTCATGTAATACCTCGTCTTCATTCTCAGGATAGATAAATGCACAAAAAGACATTTCGTTGAAAAGATTTACGTAATGCTTTTGATTCGGCTGAACATGTGCATTCCCTGATTTCTTAACTTCAAACATTGCCCAGGTGTCTTCCCACAACATTAAAATATCAGGAATGCCCTGATTACTTTGTGGATCGTTCTTTAGAATGTAACAACCTTCGAATATATTCTGAAGTTTTTTTATCAGTTTATTTTGGTAAACTAACTCATTCATCATGGCTCCAAAAAATAAATGAGATGTCTAAAATAGACTCTCCCTCATTATAAGCCATGTTTTACGTACGAGACGTTACTCTATCATGCACGGGAACTACTTCGTAAATATGTTGTGTCGGGAAGATTGGATTACCACTATATGTAGATCTCCAAATGTCGTTAAATAACAAACCTTCTGAAATACCACATTCAATTATGTTTTTATAAACTTCTCCTGTGTTTGTGTTGATGATTGGGAGGTTGTAATAGTACAACGGAATATCGCCGCCAAGTTGATGTGTGTATTTCCAAGCAAACCAACGAGGACGCCATACAAGGTTTGAAGCAACGGTGTTAAAGAGATCGCCGTCTAAGACTACAACTGTGTCGCAACTTGGTTGTGGTTTTTCAACAAACGCTTCTGCAACCAAACGAGCGACAGATCTTGTATAACGTTGTTTATCTAGATCTGAGGCTAACGTGATTTTATTATGCCCTTTGACGGTTCTGCTAATATTCATCATTCTTCCATCTTTGGAATTATGAATACGCCCTAAATTACTTATTTCATAATTTGGGAATTCTTTAATAGTCGCCCAAAGTTCTTCTGTCATCCTTTGTTTCCTTTGTCAATCTTGAATCCTATATAGATCGTGATTATCATAAACACGATATACGGCGGAATCCACCAAAAATTGCTTAAAACCATCATTTTCTCCTTTTTTGCCATTTGTGTCAAATTTTGTGTCAAATCTGAATTCCGAAAACCCTGGAGAAATGTGCCACATATTACTCTCTTGTCCTTACATTAGAGGGTAATAAGGTATAATAATTTCTAGGGTTTTCGGAATCCAAAAATGACAAAATATGACACAAAACGTAAAAACACTCAAAAACACCTTCTGACCTGGGTTTTTACCCACTTTTAGCACGTTTTAAATGTGTCAAAAGTGTGTCATATCTGAAACTTTTTAAAATCCAACCCAAAATCTTGTCAGAAAATTCTTAACTTTTTCAACGATTTTATGCATTTTCAAGCCTCCAATTTTTCAATTTTTCAATTTTTCAATTTTTCAATTTTAAATGTTTTTCAGATTTGACACAAAATATGACACACTTATGACACATTTTCTTCCATTTCAGCAACAAACCTACGTTCATTAAACGTCTCTTTATTAGCCAAACTACCCCTAATTCCTTTATCAATCAGCGAATTACTGACCAAAATATAGTAGTAAAGTGACGTATAAGGCGTATCTAAACGGTCGATTCTTCCCTGTGCTTGCTCAAAGTTCTTAAACGAATATGTCAATGAATACAAGATCATTGCGTCTGTGGTAGTACAGTTCCAACCTTCTGCGCCAGCCACATATTGGACCAAATATACCCATTTATCGCCAGTTGGAAGCGTGTCTTTCTTGTGCCCATTCCATTCATAAACTTCTACCTCATCAGACAATCTCCTTAAAATATCCAACTCGTAATTAAACGTGTAGAACACTATCAATCGAGGGTGAGACTTCATTAGTTGCCGAACAGTATCAAGTCTGCTAGGATCGCTATTCACAACCTTTCGCATGAGTCTAAACAGTTCAGCAACATCCTTGATTGGACGATCTTCATATGGATTCCAACGGTCTTTATACACCCGCTTAAATAGATCCATATCGAAATCAACATCCATATAATTCAATACACGCTCAGTCTTTCTTAGGAATGGCATCTCTACAAGAATGTCGTTACGCATCAATTGTAACTTGGTCTCGTTAAGATACATCCTGATCTTT